CGGCTGCTACAAAAGCCATACGCGAACTGCCACCCGGTCGCGAACGTGAGCGTGAGATGCTGCGCATCGACCAGTCGGAAGGACACAGTCCGTACCTGACCAAGCAGATCGAACTGTTCATGCCGAGCGAGTCGAACATCATGCCGCTGTACGTGCGGGCTGAGAATCCGTTTGACTACCGCAACCCCGAGCATGTGCGTGCGATAGAAGACGTGCTCGGCGGATCGTGGATGGGGCATGAATTCATCAACGGCGAGATGGTCGAGGTTGCGCAACACATCGGCGATCTGGAACGTGGCGACTGGAACGCAATCGAGAGCGAGAAGGTGCAGGAGTACATCCGCGCCAACCACGACAGTTTTTATGTCCGTGAGCGCGGCGTGACCAACCTTGCGGTGTTCTCGCCCAATCAGGTCAAGTCGGCGAGCGGTAACTCTGGTGCGTACAGCCGTGAGGACGATGACATACGTCGGAGTGAGCGACGGTTCCAGCCGGTAGGTAGCGGTCAGTATCTGACTGAACTAAAGAATGTGGCGCGCGATCTGGATTCAGATGATAAGCGCGTCAAGCAATTTGCTCAATCTCGAACGATAAAGATCATGGACATGCCGGCCGTACTGCGGCAAATCGTTGATGGTAAAAAAGGAAAAGTGTTCCGCAACATTCCGCAACGTATCGTCGGTTCCGGTACTACGCTGCTGGAAAAACCTATGAATATGCACGGTAGATCAAGGCACGGGGAAGCTCTCGATCCGAAGGTAATATTCGACCTGCCTAAATATCTGGCCGATCCGCTGGCTGTATTTAGTAGCGCGGGTGGTGACAATACGAACAGCTTCCGTGTTGTATTGCGCGATGCTATCGACGGAAAGTATCCTGTCGTCGCATTAGAACCGCAGGCAGGTCACGGCTTCGTAATGACTATTCATCCCGGTGATCACGCACAGCTACAGCGGTGGATAAATGACGGACTGCTGCACTATGTGGACGAAAAAGCCGCAGGTTTGTTGGCTGCGGCTGCGGACGGGGTTGTAGGCGCATTGAAAACGCGAATTCCGAACGTGGATTGGAGTATAGCGAAGGATCGAGCCGAGGTCAACGGTCGTGTTGTCGTCACCCGTGAGCAGGTCGCCGGTATGGACGTAGCTAAACTCAGCACCCCCCGCTCCCGCCTGACCGGCCAGCCGATCAACCAGACATGGACCGACCCTGACGTTACGGATTGGGACGACTTTGTCCGCAAGATGCAGGACAGCCTGATCGATACGAAGCGAATCCTCCGTGCGATCCGTGATGCAGGTGTCGCCGTTGCTGAACGGTTCGATCCGTATCTGCAGGAGACGTTGTATCACGGTCGGGCGTCGTCGCGTGTCAAGGAATTCAACAGCGGCGAGATGCGCAAACTGCTGGAGGATATGTCGCACCGTGGCGTGACGGTAGAGGACGTGCATTACTACATGTGGGCACGGCATGCACCGGAACGTAACGCGGCTAACGCTCGTACCAATCCGGCCATTACCGATGGATCGGGTATGACCGACGCACAGGCTGCTGACATCCTCGCCGGCCGCGCTGTCACCCTGAACGGCGAGACGGTACAGCTATCGGCTGCCGCGTTGCGCGGATTGCCGTCCGTCGCAACGAAGGTCGAAGCGATCACCAACGGCACGCTCGATCTGCTGGTGCAGTACAAGCTGGAGACGCAAGCAACCGTCGATACGTGGAAGCGGACATACGCCCATTACATTCCGCTCAAGCGGGACATGGAGTCCGATGCGAACTACTCGGGTGCATTCAATCTCGGTGCCGGCACGGGGTCAGGATTCGACGTCAGAGGGGCTGCCAGCAGGCGGGCGCTAGGTAGTAAGCGCAAGGTCATCAATATCCTCGCCAACGTCGCTATGCAACGGGAGCGGGCCATTGTCAGGGGTGAGAAGAACCGTGTTGCGCAGGCGGTCTATGGTTTGGCGCTGACGGCACCGAATCCTGAGTTCTGGATACCGCTCAATCCGACGCTCAACAAAGGTCTGTCGCCGGCCGCGCTCGCCAAGGTCGTCGCCGAACTGGTGGCGCTCGGTGTCAATCCGCTCGATGCGCAGAACATCGCTCGCGAACCGGTGCAACGCTACATCGATCCGAACACAGGGCTGGAAGCAACCCGGATCAATCCGGCGCTGCGCAATCGCGACAACGTAATGAGCGCACGGATCAATGGCGAAGACCGGTACGTGATGTTCTCCAACAAGAAGCGTGCGCAGAGAGCGGTCAGCGGCCTGAAGAACCTCGATGCGCCGGAACTGAGTGGGGCGCTGCAGGTCATCGCTCCCGTGACACGCTGGTTCGCTGCGGTCAATACGCAATACAACCCGGTCTTCGGCCTGACCAACGGCATCCGCGATCTATTCACCGGCATGCTGAACCTGTCGAGCACGCCGCTGTCGGGTCATCGTGCTGAGATAGCACGCAATGCATGGTCAGCACTGATCGGCGTCTATATCGACCTTCGCGATCACCGCGCCGGCCGCACGCCAAGTTCGCAATGGGCGCAACTGTTTGAACAGTTCCAAGCTGACGGTGGGCAGACTGGCTATCGCGACATGTTCCTGACCAGCGAAGATCGCGCCAAGGATATCGCCGAAGAGTTGAAGCATGCCGGCAAGGGACAGCAATGGCTGGCGGTCGGTGAAAAGCACAGCGTTATATTCGGCTGGCTGTCCGACTACAACACGTCGGTTGAGAATGCGATGCGCCTGTCTGCGTACAAGGCAGCACTGGACAACGGCATGAGTCGTGACGCTGCTGCATCGCTCGCAAAGAACCTGACGGTGAACTTCAACAAGAAGGGACTGGCCGCCGTACAGACCGGCGCGCTCTACGCATTCTTTAACGCGGCAGTTCAGGGCACCGCACGCATCGCTGAGACAACCAGCAAGGATGGAAAGCTGACGGCAGTCGGACAGAAGATCGTCTATGGCGGCATGATGGTCGGTGTGCTGCAGGCATTCCTCGGTATGCTGGCTGGATGGGACGACGATGAGCCGCCGCAGTTCCAGCGTGAGAAGAATTTCCTGATACCTTTGCCGGGCAGCGACAAGTATCTAAGCGTGCCGATGCCGCTCGGTTTCCACGTGCTGCCGAACATCGGCCGGATCACGACGGAACTGCTCATCTCTGGCGGGCGCGACTCCGGCAAGAAACTGTCGCGGCTGGCAAACGTACTGCTCGATGCATTCAATCCGATCGGCAGCGGTACGTTTGCGCAGACACTCTCTCCGACCATTGGTGATCCGATCGTCTCGCTGGCTGAGAACAAGGATTGGACCGGCAAGAACATCTACAAGGAAGACTTCAGCAAGCTGCAGCCCACCGCAGGCTGGACGCGTGCCAAGGATGTCGCCTCGCCGCCGAGTCGCTGGCTGTCGTATGCGGTCAACTACATCACTGGCGGCGGCAAGTATGAGATCGGCATGGCATCACCGACACCCGACCAGCTTGATTATCTGGTCGGTCAGGCTACAGGTGGTGTCGGTCGTGAGGTGCTGAAGCTGACGCAGTTCGCCAGCAGCAAGGTGACCGGCGAGGAACTGCCGATCCATAAGACACCGCTCGGCGTGGGTCGATTCATCGGCGAGACGAAGGGTCAGGCATCCGAGACGAGCAAGTTCTACAGGAACCTTGAACGGATCGGCGCGCACAAGTCTGCGATGGAAGAGATGAAGGATGCCAGCGATCGTGACGCGCTGCTGCGCTACACGGAGAAGCACCCTGACGCGCGGCTGGTACAGACTGCCGACAAGGCACAACGCGAGATCGGTTATCTGCGTCGGCAGAAGCGGGAACTGATCGAGAGGGGTGCCAACAAGGAGCGCGTCAAGATGATCGAGGACAAGATCACCGGCCTGACTGGTCGCTACAACGAGGTGCTAGGCGGGAGGAAGTAACGGGGTGTCCTTGCGGAGCAGGATCAAATCCCACTCGTTGATAGCGCCGCTGATTGCTGCAATGTTGGTTGGATTACGCCCGGTTGAACGCGCTATTTTCAAATCGAACTCCAGCCACGCCAAGACCATGCTGATAAACCAACGCGGGATCATTTCGGGCCTCCTTGTAGGATAGTCACAGTAACAATCAGCACACCGATAACGATGGCGTAGCCGATTAGGAAGTCATCAGACGGTACAACGTGCCGCCATAATCCTTTTCAATAAGTAATCTCATACCAACCTCCTCGCCTGTTCGATGGCGTCCTCGTGGGGGTACTTTGCGAGGGCTTCGCTAGCGGTGTAATGGAACCATTGCGTACCGTCATCGGGGTCTGTGTCTGCGATCAACTCCAACGCCGCCCTGTAATCATCCTTCTCCTGCTGACAGGCGGCGAGTCGCTTGTTCAATCCGACAAGATCAATGCCAGCAGCTTCATCAATCTTCTTGGCACACTCAGGGCAGATTGCGCGTGCTTGTAGAAGATCATCCCGCTCCTGCGTCATGGCGGCGAGTTGTTCTTCTTTCCACTTCAAGGCATTTCTGTTTAGTATGTTTGCTCCGATAGCCTCATCCCGCTCCCTGATCAACTGCTCGACTGTGGCGGCGGAGTAGAGTGGCGTGTATCCATCAACCTTGAAGGCTATTCTTCCATTTATTACCGGAACAAAGTGAGGTGGTCGGCCTATCGCATACACTACATACGCCACCGGCTCAATCCCCGCAAGTGCAGCGGGTTCGGTTGTCTTATTTGGCATCTTCGCCCATACAGGGTCACGCCAATCTGCGTCAGTTGTACTCATTTCTTTTCCTCCAGTTCGTCGGCTTTGCGGCGCAGAATCATCTCCTCGCGTACTCCGATAACCCCGTCTGCTATTTCCCGTAGCAACTCCGCCCCCCACGCTTTCAATGCGGTGTCGTCTTGTGGGAGGGAGAGGGCTGACTCCACGTCGAATTGTGCAGACTGAACGGTGTGCAAGGCCGAAGCACAACGGCAAGCGTCGTAGCCGTACCCAATAGCCGGTAGCGCCGATTCCAACGCCTCCCGCAACTGCTGCTCTATGGCTTGAGAGGCGGCAGCTAATTCGCTGTAGAAGATGGCAAGTGTTTTTGCAGCATCCCGCTCCTGCGTCATGGCGGCGAGTTGCTCCACCAGAGAGTTATGCGCGCTTCTATTTTCAGCGTTCTCCACTTGCATCATCGTCAGCACACGCCGCGCTTCGGTCAGGTCTTTGATATCAAGTGGGTTCATAGTATCAACTTCACAATTGCATAAATCACCACAATAGTACAAAACATCGCCCCTGCCCCTATCAACACTCCCCAACCGAAGTCGGGGTATCCGTGGCGCTCGTCGTTTCCGTTCATTATCTCACTCCCAATAATCCAGCCAGTGTCGCACCAGCAGCAATCTTGCGAGCATTACGCTGCAGGGTCCGCGCACCGTGTGTGTCGTTGCCACGGTCACGGTACCGTGCAGCCTTCTCTGCGTCGGTCAGCGGGGCTATCCGCTCGACGTCGGTACCAGCACCTGCCACCCACACACTTGACGGCACACCGCGCGATGAACGGGTGTATTGACCGACGTGCAGGACACCAAGCGCGCTCCGCGTGGCCTAACCCGTCGGTCAACAAGGACTGGCCGCCATGAGTCTTCGTTTCTGCATCGAGCGTGTTCAATCGTCTTCTCCTTGTAGGGTGCCACCCCAAGCGGCTCACTGAAACCCCAAACTGGAAGGAATGGGTACGCAAGGGGTGGCGAAACTTATTTGCCGTACTCCAGTTCGATCATGAGTTCCAGTTCGTGAATGGCTTTGCGCAAGTCTTCGACGCCGGCTTTGTTTTTGTAGCGGCAGACACGTTTGATCACGCAGCCCGGCAGGAATCCGATCTGGTTGCGCGTAATGAACTCGACCGGCTGGATCACCATGTCCTTGTAGTGATTGCCAGCTACCTGTGTGTCAAGGGCGCTGGCGGACTTATGTATCCTGCGTGCAGTACAGGTGTCCACAACACAGGTCATACATCTGATAGTACGCACACGCTCGCTGTCGTCCTGCGCCAACGGATCATTCACACACGGTTTCATTTTAACCACCTCGCTATTGTCATTAAATCGGTTTTGAATCCTGCAGAATTGCGGTGCCCGCCGCCGCCGTACCTCTGAGCTATCTTGCTCACGTCCATGCCGGCATCTGCGCTGCGGAGATTCATCCACACCACACCGTGCCCATCGACGGACCAGCAGCAGCCGAACGTCTCGCACTCAGCGTAGAGTTTGTGTCCGATCTCGCTGACGTGAATGCTGGTGTTGCATGCCAGCCCCTTGCGCAGTTCCTCAAACATGCCCGGTATCGTGTCATCCATCGGGATGTGAATCTCCTGCGCATTGTCCATCAGTCCGGCGATCTGTGCATCCTCGAAGGCGACGATCCGAGCACCGGTATCAAGCAGGTCGGGGATGCTAATCTGCGACCACTTGAAGAACGTCCAAGGGCGCATCGACATGAGCGCACAGTGCGCCTCACGGGTGCCCTTCAGCTTCCATTGCCAGCGGTCCCTGTCGTCGATCAGGCTGAACAACGTCGGCGGCACGGTACCCTTGCTCGGATTGAAATACATCCATGCCAGCCACGCGCCGCTGCGATTGTCGTCAAGTATGATCTTGACATTGTCGCGCTTGCTCTTGGTGTAGCGCATGCCCGGTTCGTATCGCTCGATCCACATCTCGAAGGCCACCTTGTGGTGATCGATCCAGACGCTGTTGTTAGCCTCGGTAAAGATGTGCTGCATGATGTGCTTCGGGAAGCTGAAGTCGAGAATGATTACCGTGCGGCCGACCAGTGGCGGAACGAGCGCGCGGAACTCCTGAAGCGTGATGGTCTTCTTGACGTAGTCCATCGGCAGGTAGTCGGCACCGTCCGCACGGAACACTTGCCACGCAGCGAAGGCTGCTGCAAATCCGTCCGCACAATTTTTATGATAAATAACTAACGGTTTCATAACAAACTCATCCACTGCCGGCTGCCGTTAAGTCGCTGCGGCATCGGAAGCATCCAGCCGAACCGCAGCAACCGGTCAAACCCGTCGCACCAGCAGTCGGTCGGCAGCTTGTCGGACGAGCGCAGGCCGGCATTGACGACATACACCAGCGGCTGCTCGGCGCAGAACGTGCGGTGCTTGCGCAGGAACCCATCGCACAATTCCAGATACCGCAGGCACCACGCCGGATCGATCTTGAAGGCGGGCCACTCGGCACTGGCGCGGACGATGATGTCGGTCACGTTCATTGGGCACGCTCGGCAAGCATGGTGTCGGCATAGTACCAGCGCCAAGCGATATACGTAGCAAGTGCATTCGTTCCAGATTGCATCCACTCGCCACCACGCCACGTTACCGGCGGTTGTGGTGCATGCGCCGCAAAGTAGTCACGCAGTGTCATGCCAGTCAGCCGTACGCTTGTCCCGCTTGTATGGTCGCACAGCACGTCTGCCGTCACCGGAAACGCCGGCCCTCCATCGTTTCTCATATCGTTACCCCCACGTCATTAAGTAAGCTACGGGCCTCTGCAAAGTACCAGAGGTAGTTGATGTCGGCCGGCAGCCCGTCCGTCAGTTCCATCATCGGGCGACAACCTTCGGTCTTCGGTACCATCGACCCGGTCGTCCTGTACCGGATCGGACCAGTCTCACCGGTCGAGTAGTACCAGCGGACGATGCGGCCGAGCTTCACGTCATCGACCCACACCATGCGCGCGGGCGGGCGGCTCTTGCGATTGACAGTCTTGGTCGGATCGCCGGCTGCTGCCCATATGTTCTTTGCGGTGCCGGTATCCACCAGCAGTACCCAATCGTCGATCGCGATCTGCTTGCTCGACCAGACACCACCACCCTTGACGTCACGGATGGTGACGAACTGGCGCACGTCGGTGCATGACAGGACGGTCGTCTCGATCGGCGTGCCTGAGAGCAGGTAGGCACAGACCGCATCGACGCAGACCTGAGTGGTCGGATTGGGCCAGCCGCTTGCGCCCGGTTCTGGCGGTGCGTAGGCACCCTTGGTCTTGAGCTTGCCATCCGTGGTGATGGCAACGTAGCTATTTACGTCGCGGCTATATACCGCACGGTACTCCGTCTCTTCCGTCTCGAAGCCGGTCAGTTGCTCCCACCACGATATGATGGACAGATATGTCAGGTACTGGTCGTCGGCAATATCCATCACGATGCCGTCCGTGTTGGCTGACACGACGGCAATACCTTCCAGTTCCATCGCTTCGATCAGCATCAGCAGCGCAAGCTGGCCGGTGAGCGTCACCTGTATCAACTCGCTCGGTGCATAGAAGATCGAGTATATGCTGTTGAGCTTACCGAAGGTTCCGTTGCCGAGGGTCTTGAGACTGTTGGCGACCTTCTTGTTTCCTGCACGCTTGGCGGCCATGCGCCGGTCGTACCAGCCGTGATAGATGTCCTTGAATGCTTCGCCGATCTGTGGCGGATAGATGCCCGTCTCGATGATCAGGCTCGGGTAGTAGCCGGCGACGTCCCTGTCGAGCAGCCTGCGCCCCGGCGTTGCCACCAGCGCGCGACGGCTCTCCGTGCTGTGCAGGCCGCCGATACCCATTGCATACGGACCGACCAGCTTGTGCTGCCAGCCTGCCGGGCACTTAACGAACTGGCCGTGCGGATCGAGGCGCACCTGATCCTTACCCCAATCGACATAACAGTTATCGTAACCCGGCGACACGCCGCCCTTGGGGTTAATAGCAAACTTGCTGTTGCACATGGTCCGAAACACGTCCTGCATCTGTTCGGTGCGGAACGACATCCATGCAGGAGGTCGATAATTAAACGTGGCACCGGCCGCGACGATCGGTATCTGTACCTCGAATGGCAGCAACGACTTCATGACCGCTTCGGCGATTTGCGGATCGGACTTGCTGCGCAGGTCGATACCGTATTCCAGCGACATTTCCTCACGCAGCTTGATCTGCGCTGACATGGCCGTACCGAGAGCCGCTGTCGTCTCGCAGTCATTGCAGCAGTAGTCGCGTATCACAGGGCGGTCGAACAGGCCGATGCTGGTGCCGACAGGTATCGGCAACTCCTGCATCTTGCGCATGTGCATCTTGCCGCCGTACGCCTTCAGGCCACCCTGACCGGGCGCGACGTTCATGATGTCGATCGTGTCCCATTGCAGCAGCTTGATACCCCAATGCCGCTCGAATTCCCACGGCATCAGACCCTGCCCGCCCGGTACGATGATCGTGTTGTTCGCCGCCCACAATGTAGCGGCGTCAGCGCCGGTCAGCGCCAGCGATATCATCGGATGGTCGTAATGATTGCCGTTGAACGTCAGCATCGTCGCGTTGGTCAGCGCCTGCCGCATGCGTGTTGTATCGAGCGGCTGGCCGGGGAAGGTCTGGAAGCACTGGTCGCCGACACGACACAGCCAGTAGTCGGGATAGCATTCCGTATCACACGGCACGACGACTGGCGCGAGTCCGTGTGATAGCCAGTCACCGGCACCGCAATGGTGGCAACTGGTGCTGTATTTGCCGTGCCAGTAGCCGCAGCCGCAGGACTCGCATGAGTAGAGCGTGCGGTATGTCATGTGTGACTCACCGCCCACTTGCGGGACTGGTCAAATATTTCAGAGAGGGTGGCGCGAGGCATCTTGATTGATACATTGCGTCCTCGCTTGACCAGAAAACTGCGATCTGGAAGTCGAATACAGTTCAACGTGAATGACCTTTCGCCAGCACGGATGCTGATTGTTAAGTCGGCTTTAAGCTGCGGCATGTACTTGGTTCCTTTATGTTAAAAGGTTAATCGGTTTTATGGCGTGACGCATATCACACGTTAGGTGCCTCATACTCCGCCATTGCAACCTTGAGTAGTAGCACGGCGTCATCAAGTTGCTTTGGTTGCCCGTTGCCATGCACGCGAACAATCTTCCTCACAGCGTGCACGAGGAAATTGTTCTCCACTGCCGCAGTCCATGCGTCACGCGCTATTTCGTCGGATCTTCGGAAATCATTACGGCTGTATATGTTCCACCATTCGTCAAATGTCATCTTTAGTTTTCTCCAAAAGTCGGCGCTCGCAGTACGGCACCTAACACTACATTCGAGCGGACTCGCTTCGCTCACCGCTCAATTCCGGCGTTGGGCCTCAATTCGGATTAGTCCCGTCAGGCGCAGGCCCGTTCACGTCTGCTACCGGCCCGCGCCAGCGATAAACGCCATCTCGTCCAGAGAGCCACCCGTCCGTTAATGGTGTCCACCAGTACCCATTACCCCACGCCCTGTAGCGCATTTCTCCGTTCCACCTGTCATCTATGGCTAAACACTCATACCAGCCTGTTTCAGTTGGTGTCTCTGTTGCCTCGTGCCAGCCCAACCCGGCAGTCGACGCGGACTGTCCGACGATGCCTTCGTTTGCGTCCTGCTGTTCTTGTTCGCTCATGTCAATCACTCTCCTTTGTCCTCGGCCAGCCGGTCACTTGAGACGTTAGGTTGCACAACACGCATCGCGTCCATCTGTTCTTTCTTCCTCACAAGAAACTCGTCGTAAAGCGCACGCGGGTCATATTGCTGGTAGCAAAGCATGCAGTACCCGCTTCCCGTTACTACAAGGTCGCAGCATGTTGGGGCGTTGTTTTTCCAAATGATCGGCATAGCAACCTAACCCGGCAGTCCAGCGGACGCCGTACCGGCGCCGCTGACTTTTGCGTTCGGCGTCACGGCGTTGCCCATTTCCTGATCCACTTTCCTGAAGATTTGTTGATGCCCATCTTTTGCCGCACGTCATCAATGGCAGCAAGGGCACCCGGAACTTCTTTGCGCACCAAGCTGAAAAGTTCGCGCAGATCGCTCTCGAAAGGCTGCATGTAGTGCTTCCCGAGCTTGACGTAAAACGCCTTGAGAAATGCCTCGTCGCCGTATCCAGCCAAGGCATCCAGCGCCCGCAGTTGGCCCTCGTTCAGCGTAAGCGTGGCGGTGATACCCACCGTTGTTTCGATCACTGTTCCCATCACAATCCTTTCTGCGCCGAACCCGTCGTTGCAGGCGAGGCTTCGCCCGCCTGAACTCGATCGTTCGGCGTCTTGCCATATCTCACAGCGACAAGGCTCATCGCTGAGAAGCCGCAGCCCGAGAATTTGCGCTTCACTTTCGCTTGCGCCTCCTTGTCAGTCCGCGCTGTCACGCTATGGCTTGTCTGGCTCCAGCGGTCCTCGAAGTGGCTGCGCCGCCAGACAGAAAATACGCCGAACCCGGCGCTCAACGCGGACGCTGCGCTATCAATGCTGCTGTCGTCAGTGGTTACTTGTTCGGTCATCGCTCTTACTCCATTTCGTGGCGCGCACCCCCGCTGAACTCCACGTTCGGCGTCACGACTTATCCCACAGGCAGGAGCCGCACTCAGGGCAATGAACAGTGTCTCCGCCGCTCCCTTCCTTCCATCCGTATTCATAGACAATCAGCGTGCCAATCGTGTCCTTTATAAATTCGTCGCTCACTCGCGCTATTCGGCAGCAAGGACAAGCAGCTTCGTATCTGGCTTTTGCCGCCGTTGCCTCGTCAATTCGGCACTGGAATTCACTCAGAAACTTGGCGTCCACTGCTTGCCGTCTCGCGGCTATCTTCTGGTGTTTCTCCAGGTTTATCCGACCCCAATCAAGCTCCTCCTCCCGGTATTCCTTTACCGTGGCCCCGTCATGTTCGTGCGGTGTGTCCACTCCGCAAATCGGGCACCTACTGCTTGCTTCCATTTCAGTTCCTTTCAAAAGTCGGCGCTGGTGATGCGGCATACGGTTCGTCGTAGCACTGCATCAGCGTCAGCTTCAGTTCGTCCATCAAAAACGGGTCGCTGTTCTCAACTCCGAACTTCATCAACTTCGCGTAGCACTGCCCGAGCAAGTGCCGCAGGTTTGCAATCTCTGCCGCGCATTCGCCGTGCGGATCGCCATCGGGTTGTTCATCAAACATCTCTTATCCTTTCATAAAATACGCATAACACGTCGCTCAACCCGGACGCGATGAAGCCGCGCCGGTTAGCTCTACGTTAGAGCGCATGACCTCGCGTAGCTCTATAGCATTCATCGCTACAGCCTCGGCGTCTTTTCTTCCCTGTCGCTCTCCGGCCTTGTACGCTGCTTGGCACGCCGTCTCGATAGCGACAAGGTGCGCCTGCCCGAAACGACCGTACAGGTCGGTGAATTGTTTGCTGCGCTTCTTCCAGTCTGCAAAACTCATGTTCTTTCTCCGTATCAAAAATGCACTCTAACCCGGCGCTCAACACGGAGCCTCCGGCGATAAGGCCGCCTTCGGCCCGGTTAGCTCTACGGTTATGCCTATTCGCAGTCGTCCGCGCCGATGGTGTCAAACACCCGCTGCTCGATCTCACCGAGTATCTTCTCCTGCTTCGGACTGAGCGCAATAAGCTGAATACGTATCGACGGCAGGAACTGATGACGCTCCCAAGATGACAGGTCACGGCCGACCGCTGCTGCCAGCACGGCATCGACACGGGCTGCTGCAGGGCCGCTCATGACAGCACCAGATAGGTCAGGTATGCCAGCGTGCTGATGATGATACACAGCACTGTCACCGTTACGTAGAAACCAAAGTCGCTGACCATGTGTTCGTCATGTTTGTTGCTCATGTTACCTCCTGTTAGCTGGTCGCCAAAAGCCCAAGCTGTTGCGCCAGAGCTTCGCTGTCTCCGTCTTTGCTCGTGATGTTCAGGCTCTCCGACATCCCAAAGCACACTGGCTTTCCGTCCGGGCCGAACTCCACGAAGCCGGCAGAAACAATCTTTCCGTCCCGCCTCTGCTGCAACAGCCGCCCGACATGCGAATGCCAGAGCGCGTCGGTTCGCGGCCACAGAACAAACCCGATTTCTTCGTGCCGCACATATTTGAGTGACATGCTGTTTATCCTTTCTTCGTGGGTACGTTGCCGGCCAACCCGGCAGTCAACACGGACGCTGCGCAATAAGGCCGCGCAGCGCCGGTTACTTCTACGTTATACGGCTTCATTTGTTGCCGTCTCGCCAGCGTCGACTTCTTCATCGTAAATCGGTTTCCCGCAGCT